CCTTTGCCGCCGCCCTCTCGTGGATGGACTTGGTCAGGTGGACTGTTAACCAAGTTGTTAAGGTTAACAAGAACGGTGGTATGAACTACACGCTCACGGCCTTGTTTACGACGCTCTTGTCCATCTTGGTCTACGTTGGTATCTCTCGTGTGTCTACACGTGTGCAAAAGCCAGCTCAACCAATCTTCGCGGTTACTCGATAAGTTTAGGTTTACGCATAACCAATAGTAAAAATAAACCGGTTGCAATTACCATAAATATAGATATAAACGCATCCCATCTACGCGGATCCTCCATTTCGGGGATACTCATAGGTGGTGGAAGGACAAAGTCTCGTTCCACTTTAGCAATATTCTTGATATCGTTTTTTGTGATCCTGAATCAAAATTGTGTTCAACCGTATCGTCAACACCCGAAAAGTTAATCACATCCCCACATAAAAGTATACGCCCTGTATAAAAGGGAGTTTCGGAAAACACAGTTTTGTTAAATTCGTCAGAACCACTACTCAATTTAACAATAATTGCATCGGCACCCTGTAAATTAATACTTCCAGTTTCTAATGAACTCGAAGTTGATGATACATTTGAAGCTGGTAAACCTAAAACATCATGTGGCGTGGTGTAACCATTTGTACCAGATGTATAACCATTTGTACCAGTATAAAACAAAAATGTAAAATCACTCGACCCTGTAAACGTTATAGCATTTGTATCTTTATCAAAAGTTGCACCTGTAATTATAGTACAATTGGTATTAATCGCCGAGGCTAATTCTTCTCCACTATAGTTTCCAATTGGTATAGTTACAGTTTGAGTACTACTGCCGTTTGTCAAAACATCAAATTGATTGTTCCTGGAGTGTATGAGGTATTGACTATTATGAATACGTGCTGATATAAGTGAAATTTTAGTCACATCATAAATAGGGTTTTTTAAGTGAACAACATAATCACTTGGATTTGAATACAAAACAGGGTCTCGTTCACCACTGTCTATATCTAAGGTATGTACCTTCATTAAAATATAGGATCATTATTTTAATGAGTGTGTCCCTTATAAGCATTAAATTTATGGTAATCATTGTTTCTATATTGTTGTGTCCAAGCACCATTCGCGGCATTTACTCGACCATCAATTCTCGTTGTATCGGAACGAACACTCGTAACCATACCCCCTTGGTTAAGTGCATCGGCACGAACGTTCATTCGTCCTGGACCCGCAGCTCTATTTGGTTTACCACGTCTATCGTCTGGTCTGAAACCGTATTTTGTGAGTTCTTCTGCTGTGTATGCAGATCCATATGTTCTCTTTTCACCGATCTTAGTCGCTGGTGTATTTAAGTATCCACCAACAAAGCTACTAATGCCAGGGGCTGGTTGATTGTTGTATTGATACTGTCCGATAGAACCATCAGCTTTGTTTCGTGTTGGTTCTTGAGCACGTGTAAGTGCAGAAACAGTTCTCTTTGCAGATGCAAAGTTTAATGTATCAGTCCTCGAACCGGTTTCTGATCTATTTGTTGTTTTCTTTGTACGTTCGTGTTCCGCTCTTGGCGTTCTACCAGTCATGCCCTGTGCTCTGCCTGCAACTGGAGGAAGACGACCATGTAAAAAGGTTGTCTTTTCTGGTCTATTGTGTGCAACTTCACCGACAATACCACGTCTACCACCCTTCGCATCAAAGGCTGGACCCGACCTACCAGGTAAAGTCGTTAAGCGATACGCACCAACATTCTCTGGATTAACACGAAACAATTGTTGATGACCCCCAAACGCAGGAACTTCTGCTCCAACACCCAAACCTGGTCCGACGAGTTGTTTTTCAATTGGTGAAAGATTATTCATTCGCCCTGCGTCATACATACGATTTCTCATAGACAAAACTTCGCCCCCCGATGATCGTTGTTGTGGTGCAATTTCAGCGAACGAACCCATTTCTTGTTTCGAATTATACGATGGTTCGACTAATGGTGATAAAGGTCCCAAATAATCAGATTGTATAGAGACATCTCTATCCGAAAATTCTGAAACGATTTCAGGTTCTATTGAATTACCTTCTATTGTATATTTTTCGTCTGGTTGACTTAATTTTCTACCGGCATAAACTAAGCCGGCTATAGCCATTATAGATATAGGATCAGCCATTCTTATTTCTTAGCGAGATTTTTATTGAGGTATCTTTGCTGAAACAATCCATTTTGCATCTCAGCTCTGGTACTCGATGGTTCATAGGATTGTGTTCTAAGTGGTAATTTACACTCAACATTTTGGAGTGGGTGAAAGTTTCTTTCGTAAGTCTTTGCCAAAACTTTATTGAAACGAGATGTACTTTGTGGTCTGAGTTGATCCGATGTATCAATGAATTCGGCTGGTGAACCTTTACCCGCCATGTATGGCGAGGTTCCATATAACATAGTGTTTGATCTATCCGATCCATAGTTAAGGGTACTGGGCTGAGGATATGTAAAAACTTCTTCGGTCGCACAAACGGTTGGAACCGCATGATCTTTAACCACTTTCATTCCTGGTTGGAGTTGATACGCCATTTATTATTACAAAAGATTTTGTTTATGGAAATCGAGTATCTACTACTTTATTATTAAATTGTTTAAAATTAAGGGGCTAATCCCGAACCTCTATGCATACCACTTCTTTTATCACCGTTTGGATCGAGTCCCGCGAACGCTTCAAGTTGAACCCCTCTCGCGTCTGGGTTACACAATCGTGGGTCTTGGCGACACGTATTATCTCTTTTACCATGGATAAATTCATAATATGGTGTGCCACCGATGGATGTATCTGGCATACTTACAAACTGTCTCGATAGTGCGTTTCTTTGATATTCTGGCATAGATGAACGCGAACGAGATGGTCCGTATTTGATATCACCTGTAAGAAAATTGTTTACTGGGGTTTTTACGGTTGGGTAATGACACGACTGAGGTCTGTCTGGTCTATCTGCGTAATCCGACATGAGAACATTTCCCATAGGATTATCTTTTGTTGGCATTGAACATTCTTTACCTATATTATTGTATACATTTGTTGGTCGTATAACACCTTCTTTCACCATATTGGATTTTTCCATTATATAAAGAACACCAAGTGCGGTTGCACCTAAAACGAATATACGTGGATCACGTCGTATGAGGTATATTAAACACGTTGCATAAATGATAAAACGAGCAGTCGCGTTAACACGGTCTGCTGAAGATTGTGTCTTTGACGGCCAAAATTCGTGAACTTTGTCTACTCGAACCAATTGTTTTGGATCTTCAAACCAAGATGTCATTTATATATAGTGAGTTTATTTTTTCATCATACCACCCAACATACCCTGCATGGTTTTCATCAACGCGGCTTCATCGAGTTCACTTCCATCTTCACCCATTTTATCTGCACACTGCTTTGCAACTGTCTCAATCATAGAAAGTGTGTCTTCTGGGATAGAACTAATGGTTGTACCGAGCATGTAGAGCGTCTGAACATATTGCCAAATTGCACCTTTTGTATTCTCGGAAGCAGTTCCCCAATGTTTTTCGAGGTTTACACCTTTCATAAAATCTAAATTCTTAGATTCTTCAATGAAAAATGATTCGTCTTTAGCAGAAATCTTATCAGCGTATGGGGTAACACCGTTCATAAACCCATCTACGACTAAGCGTGGGTTCGAAGCTTTCATTAAATCGAAAGCCGATAAACACTTTTTCAAGCCTTTTTCTTCTGGAAATGTCTTGTGTAATTCCACAAGAAATTGACCCATCATATCATTGAATGCAGTCACGGAAGTCATATTATACTGTAAATACGTATATTATCTTTAAGTCAGAAAATTAAAATGGCTCCGTTGATATGGTCTCTTTCTTACCTAGTCCGTTAGTAACAATAAAAAATACTAAAATTGCGGTGAGTGCGGCTGGTTTCGTATATGCACTCACTGGAAGCTTACCTTCGTTGTTGATCTTTGCTTTAAAGTGTATGTATCCTGCGGTTATAAAACCGGCGATTATTCCGGCCCACGCGGGGTCTCTTAAATAGTCTTCAAACTCCATTTAATAGTACCCAACTTTTTTTGCACGGGTCTCTGATGCATCTGGAAATAAAACACCTTCTTCTTCCTGTTGTTGTGGTGGTTGTGGTTTTGTTGTAATAGTTCTAAATTCGTTATCGAATGGGGACCCCTGTTCTGGTTCCATCGATTGTTCCATTGGAGGTTCCATCGATTGTTCCATTGGAGGTTCCATCGATTGTTCCATTGGGGGTTCCATCGATTGTTCCATTGGAGGTTCGGCATCAAATGGCTCTTCTGACGTTTCCTCTTCGTATCCATCAATAAGGTCAGGATCTTCAGAGTCACCAACTTCAGCTTCTTCGAGGTCTAAATCCTGACCCTCTTGTGTTTGAGACATATACGTTTGTAAAATCTGCTGTACCGGTATGAGTTCTTTTACGGTTGTTTCGATACACACACAAAAACGTTCATATAATTTATCGTTTCTAGCATGTTCGTTTTGCGTTTCGTGATAAATGTATGGGTCTCTGTATAAATCTTTAGCTACATTATTATAACATGTTTGAACAAAAACTTCATTCGTTGGAAGTTTCAATGAAATTTTCTTATTATCCTTATTCAATCGAACTGCGGATAAAATTTTAACACAACTTACAAAAACCGCGGCTAATAAGTCGTTGAACCACGCACATCTATTTGTTATATTATCAGTGTGTTGTTTGGACATGGCATCACTCCAATTTGGAACTTCTTTCAGGAGTTTTTGATACATTACAAGAACCTTTCGACCTTTTGCGAGTTTGTATGCTTCTTCATA